GCCCAATTTGCGACGCATGAGCTGGGATCTGCCGAATGGTAGTCAGATTCGGGTTGTGGTTGATTAGATTAGTTAACGGAAAGAGAAAAAGCCTCGGCCGCTTCGATTGTAAATACGAGGCGGCTAAGGCTTATCGCCAAGCATCTGCGGCGCTTCACGGGGAGTTTTCGACAGTAAAATGACAGAAGTACCTGAAGGTGCGGTCCATTGGCGACCGCAACCCGGCCCTCAGACAGCGTTCATTCACTGTCCGATTCCGGAAATTTTTTTTATTTTTTAATCTATTTTAAGTGGAGGAGCAAGAGGCGGTGGAAAGACCGATGCTGCTCTAGGCAAGATGCTTATTCGCGCCTTGCAGTTCGGCAAAGGCGAGCGTGGCCTGTTTGTGCGCCGGAGTTTCAAGCAGCTCTCCGAGGTAATGGCGCGGGCGCATGAGATGTTTCCCATCCACGGCGCCAAGTGGAGAGAGAAAGACCTCAAGTGGACATTCCCGAACGGGGCATGGATGAGCTTTGCGTATCTTGAGAGGGACCAGGATGCTCAGAACATGCAGGGAAAAGAGTTTACCTGCATTTGCATCGAAGAGGCTGGGACATTCCCAAACTGGGGGCCAATCGCCAAGCTGAAAGCAACGCTGCGGAGCACGAAGGGTATCCCGACGCAACTGTTACTTACAGGCAATCCAGGCGGAAGTGGGGCTAACTGGGTGCGCGCTCGATATATCGACCCTGCGCCGCAAGGCTGGGAGCCAATCAAGGAAATGAACGCGACAGTGCTCCCCAACGGCGAGCGCATGGAATACGTGACTGAGCGCATATACATCCCAAGCCGCGTCACCGACAACCAGATACTCATGCAGAAAGATCCCAATTACGTCGCGCGATTAATGGAGTCGGGTAGTGAGCAACTCGTCAAGGCTTGGTTACATGGCGACTTTATGGCGATCGACGGTGCGTTCTTCGATAACTTTGATACGCAGAAGCACGTCCTGAAACCGACTGAGCTCCCCGACTGGTGGATGCGCTTTCGGTGCGGTGACTGGGGCAGTGCGCGGCCGTTCGCATTCTACTGGGCGGCAGTGGCCAGTGAGGACTGGGTTCATCCCGAAAGCGGTCACTTCATCCCGAAGGACGCCATCGTCATCTACAACGAGTGGTACGGCGTGAAGATGAAGCCTGACGGCCAGGTGGACGCGAACAAGGGCTTGCGCATGTACGCTGAGGAGGTCGCGCAAGGCCTCCTTGAGAGAGAGAGAAACATGCGGCAGCGCATCGATTACGGCGTGCTTGACCCCAGCGCGTTTGCGGTCGACGGCGGGCCGAGCATTGCGGAGCGCATGTTCCGGCACACGAAGGGCAAGATCTCGTTCCGGCGTGCGGACAACAAGCGAGTTGGGCCGATGGGCGCGCTGAGCGGCTGGGACCAGGTGCGCGGCCGGCTGGGTGGCGCTGTGGTCGAGCGGCACAACCGCGAAGAAATGATCCCGATGCTTTTTTTCTTCAGCAACTGCAAGCACTTGCTGCGAACGCTGCCGATGCTGCAGCACGACGAGAACAATCCAGAAGATCTGGACACGACGGCTGAAGACCACGCAGCGGACGCATTGCGGTACGGCGTGATGAGTCGTCCGTGGGCCAAGGAGAGTCCTGACAGAGACCCAAAGCGAACTGGGACACTAGCGGACGTGACGTTAGACCAGCTCTGGTACGATAATGAAACCAGAGGGCGGGGCGATAATGTCGTGACTCGCCGCATCTAGCGGGACATGCGCATGGCCGAAGAAGCAAGGCTCAAAGACGGCGACGACATGGGCGAGGGCACGACGCCGTCCAAGCTGTGGGCGCGCGAGCTTGAGCAGGCAAAGAAGGCGAACAAGGCTTACTGGAAGCAGTGCGACGACATCGGGCAGAAGTACAAGGGCCAGGACGACGGCGCGAGCTCTGGCGACGATAGTGCGATACCTAAAAACCGAAAATATAATGTTTTGTGGTCTGTCATGGAGACCATGAAGCCACTTGTTTATTACCAGGCGCCAAAGCCGTTTGTTGGGCGCCGGTTTAACGACAGCGACCCAAAGGCACGCGACGCTTCATTGATTATTGAGCGCGGCCTTTCTTGTTCGATGGACAATCACGAGCTGCACGATGCTTTGCTTGATGCCCGTGATGACTATCTAATGTGTTCCCGTGGTGTTATCTGGGCTAAATATTCTCCATACATGCAATTGAGACAGGGAGAGAGAGAGCTTCCGGACGGCACCACGGAATCTTACGAGTACGAAGAGAAAGTGTACGAGGAGTGTGAATGGGAGCACGTGCTGTACAAGGATTTCTTGCACGGCGCTGCGACCAAATGGAAGCATGTGCCGTGGGTTGCTCGGCGCGTCCCGATGGACCGCGAGGAGCTTATCAAGCGTTTCGGCGATGAGGTTGGCAAGAAGGTTCCGCTGACGATTGGCTGCAGCGATGAGTTCAAGAGCAGTGGCGCGACGGACGAAGAGAAGGGCATCTTTGCCAAGGGCGAGGTGTGGGAGATCTGGAGCAAGCGCAAGAAGAAGGTTTACTGGCTGTGCCCAAGTAAGCCTGAGATGTTTCTTGACGAGAAGGATGACTTCCTTGATCTGGAGGGCTTTTTCCCGTGCCCTCGGCCATCGATGGGAACGAAGACGAACGACAGCTTGATGCCGACGCCTGACTATAAGTTGTGGCAGGACATTGCGATCGAGCTGGACGAGTTGACGTACCGGATTAAGTTGCTGACTGAGAGCCTGCGCGTTGTCGGCGTTTACGACTCTTCGGCTGGGGAAGTAATGAAGCGTCTCATGACGCAGACGATGGAAAACGACATGATCCCGGTTGATAGCTGGGCGTTGTTTTCCGAGAAGGGCGGCTTGAAGGGCGCGGTTGAGTTTTTGCCGATTGAGCAGGTTGCGAATGTTCTTGAGCGGCTGCACCGTGCGCGCCAGGCGCTGACGCAGGAGCTGTATGAGATCACGGGGCTGAGCGACATTGTTCGCGGTGCGAGTGACCCGCGTGAGACGGCGGCTGCACAGAAGATCAAGGGCAACTTTGCTGGCAAGCGGCTAATGCCGAAGCAGGGCGAGATGATCCGCATGGCTGACGAGGCGCTTGAGATCCAATCTGAAATTATGAGCAAGCATTATTCTGACGAGACGCTGATCATGATTAGCAGCGCGACTGAGGTAATGATTAACGACCAGACCAAGCAGCCTGACATGAATCGCATTCAGGCTGCGCTACAGCTCATTCGGTCCAACATGCGCCAGCAGCGCATTAAGGTCGACGAAAAGAGCTTGATTGTTGAGGACGCGGCTGACGATCAAAACCAGCGCGGCCAGATACTCAACGGCATTTCGCAGTTGCTTTCTCAGGCTGTTCCGTTCTTGCAGCAGGCTCCGGCAGCGGGTCCGTTGCTGGGCCGGTTGCTGATGTTTGGCGTGCGTGGGTATCCACTTGCCAAGAGCGAGGAGCACGCCATCCAGTTATCGCTTGACCAGCTACTGGCTGCGCCGCCGCAGCCGCAAGAGCAGGAGCAGAAGGGCCCAAGTGAGGCCGAGCTGCAGATTAAGCGCGAGGAGTTAGCGCTCAAGCGCGAGGAGTTGGCATTCAAGCGCGAAGAGGCTGAGAAGCGTTACAACATCGAGATGGCGAAGATTGCGGCTGAGAGCGGCAAGGACCGTGAGCAAAGCCAGAATCGCCAGATCGAAAACATGATGCGCAAAGAGAAGCAGGATGCGGATGCAACTATTCGTGCTGAGCAGGTCAACGTACAGAGAGAGAGCACAGGTAACGCTCAGAAAATCGATCTGGCAAAGTGGATGGGCGAGCGCGACCAGGCTGACGACCACGAGGCTTTGAAGGCCTCGGTCGAGCAGGATAAGCTTTCCGCCCAGAGCGATCAGAAACGGTATGAAGCGGCGTTCAGGTCAAAGGCCGACACATGACGAATCAGGGCTCACTCATCTCCGCTTTAACGGCGGCGCTCGGGGCTGGCTACGAGAGCACGCCTTACAATGTCGATCCCGTTGTTGACGGCGTATCGCTGACCGGGGCGGCGCACTACGAGCACGCACTGGCGAGCGCGGGACTACAGCCAGCGATTAACGAACAGGAAGTACCGCAATGACTGTTGACCTGAAGGCACTCAGCCAGGACGCGACGTTCAATCTGGACGCAGTGTTGTTTGGCGCCGACAGCCAAGCAGCATCGGCGCCGTCCGTTTTTAACGCGACCACGGTCTGGACGTTCTTGCGGGCGCAAGACAACACGTGGTCGGGCACGAATACGTTTACCGGTGTTGTTGACCTGGCTGGAGCGTCGGTCACATATTCTGCAAATATTGAAGCGATCGAGGGCCTAGCCGTTACTGATGGTGGAATCATTGTTGGTAATGGGACGACGTTTGTCTTGGAGACGGGTGCTACTGCACGCGCAAGTCTTGGCGTTACGATTGGAACTAACGTGCAGGCCTATGCTGCCGTGCTGACTGGCACTACTGCCAGCTTTACTACCGCCCTTGACACTAAACTAGCAGGAATTGAGGCGCTAGCAGATGTCACGGACACGGCTAATGTGACGGCTGCTGGCGCGCTGATGGATAGTGAGGTTGACGCGAATCTCAAAACACTTGCGCTTCCCGCAACCACAACCATCAGCGCATTTGGCGCGACGGTTATTGACGACGCCGACGCTACGGCGGCTCGAACCACACTCGGCGCGGCAGCAACGTCGCACAACCACAACGCGAGCGCGATTAACGCCGGGACGTTAACTCACGAACGCGGCGGGCTGGAACTCGACGTAAGCGCCGCTGACGGGTTCCCGGAGATAAGCGGCGGCTCAACTACGATACGACAATCGGCCACGGTTGCGCATTACCGGGGCAACACGGCCGCGAAAGTTTTGACCACCGACAAAGTATGGTCAGCGATGGCATCGGTTGCGCTGACAGACGGGGCTAATATCAGTCTCGATTTGTCAACCGGCATCGATTTTACACTCGCCATCACAGGCAATAGGACGCTGGACAATCCGACAAATACTAAAGTCGGCCAGCGCGGGTCTATCAAAGTCACGCAGGACGGGACCGGTAGCCGGACGCTGGCATACGGAACCAGCTACAAATTTGCTGGCGGTACGGACGCGGTTTTGAGTACTGCCGCTAACACAATCGACTACCTGGATTACCACGTCGTAACGTCTACGGAAATCCGCGTCGGATTTAGCGGTGCATGGTCATGATGCCGGGTATGATGCTGGGGCCGCAGACGTTTGTTTCGTCTGGCAGTTCCGCGACTATACTCGACTACGACGGCGATTACACTGACGTTGATATCTATGCGGCAGCCGGTTCCCCGGCGGGGGCCGTAAATGTCATCGTCAACATGGCGTCCGGGACCGACTTTCACGCCACCACGACGGGCATATATGCCTGCGACTGCAACGGTTTTGCGTCCGGCTCAACGATCACTTTCGAGATGATCACATCGAATTTTACCGGCAAAGGAGGAGCGGCAGTAGGAGGCGGGTCCAACGCCGTAGGCGGCAACGGAAACGCCGGTGGTCCAGCTATCCGGCTTGGAGCGACTACCACATTTAACACAACCGGAGCGTGCGGTATTCGGGGTGGCGGCGGTAGTGGTGGTGCAGGCGGCGGTGGCCGTGGAGGCCAGCTCATAGGCGGCGAAGATGCGTATTGTCTCTACGGGGACTCAGCCGGCGGAACATCAGGCAAAGGAGCTGATTTTGCGAGCGGGGCGGGTGCCGGTGCCGCAGGCTCGTCC